ATTTTACTTGTTACTAAAAAATATATTGTAGCACCCATTAAGGTGATTAAAAATACAATCGGACGATAATTCGCTTTAAACCATGACCATACCATTAGAGGTTTTAATAGTTCATCTTGCTTAAGCACCTTACCTTCAAGAACATCTGTACGTTTTATATGGTACTTTAAATCACCTTCCATTCGGATTTGTGATTCTCTAATAATGCGAATATCTTTTTTTATCTCGTCCATTTAACAATTCCATTTCCTTAATGCTTTATTAATCCTAGAATTAGGGTCGTTCGCAGTTTTACTTGATGTTAATCTTTTCTTCATTCCAGACATTCTAGCACAAAATGATTTTCTTCTTTTTGCCGATTTACTACCAGGCTTTAGTTTAGAAGGTTTAGTAGTAACTGCCATTGACAATTTACTACCTGGGTTAGCACGTCTATATGACGCAATACCTTTTCTATTTAGACCACCAGACTCTGACTTACCTTCTTTACGTTGCCATGCTGGACTTTTAGATAATTTCTTTTTTGCTGCAGCTTTTTCTAAACTCATTTAGTACTCCGGGTTCCTTACCTTATCTCTTGCTTTTTGATATATAAATTGTGAAGGCGAAGTTTGCCCACTAGAACCTTGTAGCATTTCTTCTGGTAATTTACGATCAGCACCAAATTGCTTAGATAAATTACTTCTTTTCCTAACATCTCTTATAGATGATATCCAAGATTCAACTTTTTGAACTTCAGATTCTGTTACTGCATGTCCATCCCAACCAATGCCTTCCTGTATTATGCCTGATTTGGATTGCTCTGCTAAAGAAGCCATAATACCTGCTATAGCTGTTTTATCCTCACTATCTATAGCTTTTCTTAAATCATTAGCAATATCAGGAGAAACATCTTCTAATCTAGTTAAAACAACGTCTTTTCTCTTAATTACCTCATCCGAAGATCTCATTAAAGGATTTTCTTTTAAATCTACTTCAGAACTTACTTGCATTACTTGATCTATAAAAGCATCTGTAGAAGTTGCTGAAGCCTGTATTAGCCTAGTGGCTAGTGGAGAATACTTTTTAGGATTAGTACTAAGTGCTGTAATAACTGGTTGCAATCCTAAAGCAGTAGATTTTCTTGAAATACTCATATTTTGTAAAGCTCTTAATCCAGCTATTGCAAGTGCAGTTTCTCTTACATACGGTGTATTTGAAACTAAAGCTACAGTACCTCCTACAGAACTATATCTAAATATAGTGTCTCTAAATAATTTAGTTACAAAGTTAGCTGCATCATCACTATTTAATGTACCTGTTATTACTTTTTCTGCTTCAATTAAATCACCAAATTTTTGCCTTGCTACTTTATATTGAGAAGATAAATCTGCATCTATAGATTTTCCAGACATTTCCACTATATCATCTATACTATCTGTAATGTCCTTAGCCATACCTTTTCTAGCATCAAGGTATTTAATTTGATCTGAAGTAGATGCATTTCTAATTAAAAGCCTATGATCTTTATGTATATCAGATGCCATTTGGTGTAACTTAACTAAATTAAGATTTTTATTTACTATTTTAGATTTGGCTAAAGGATTTCCTAATTTATCTACATCTGTTTGAGTTTCTAAATTAGATAAAAAAGTATCTTTTAATTCTTTTTGTAATTTTAACCCTGCACGTTTATCTGTTTGACTTAACCCTTCATCCAATAAAGGCGATACATGGTTTCTATTTAATTTATTATATAATGCTTCTGGGTCCATGTATAGAGAGACACCTTTTTCTCCTGAGTCAATATCTCTTAAAATTGCTCCCATATCTTTTCCAGCTTTTTTTCTTTCTTCTTGAAATACTATATCTAAATCTTCTAATGAAGAAGATAATTTTACTAAAGGTTTTCCTTCTACATCTGTATAATTTACTAATCTTTCACTCCAACCTGTTAACTCTTTTCCTACCTCATTTAATTGTCTTGAAGTCTTTAAAGCATCTCCTCCTAAGAATTTTAAAAAATTTTCTGCAGAAACATTTCTTAATTTTTCTTTTAAAGGATCTATTACTTTACTTTTAGCTAAACGACCAGCACCTGGAATAAGAGCATCGGATGCTACGCCTAATACAGCACCTTCTGCACCAGCTCGCAACCTACCTTCTATGGTTTCAGAATTAGATCTACCTGCACCATGTATTCCTCCAAAAAGTCCCATACTAGTTAAAAAACCTGAAGCAGTTTTTAAAGCAGCTTTTCCACCTCTAGCTACTCTTAAAGCAGATAACCCAGTAACTGAACCTAATATAGACCCAGCTATATCTCCTGTCCAATAAGCTTTTGGATATTTATTTTTAAATTTTTCTAAATTTTCTTCTTCATGTTTTACCTGTGCAGCATACATTTCTTTAATTCCAGGCAATGATTCTTGCATTCCTTCTTCAGCTTGTTGTTTTTTTACAGTATATGCTGTTGCTGCCATCAATGGTAAATTTGCTGCTGCTGATAATTCTCCTGAAAATCCTCCAGAAACACCTTCAGCTAATCCTTCAAAAAAAGCTTGACCTGCTGTAGAAGTATCTTTTTCTTCTACTGGTTCTTTAGTTTCCAGATTATCTCCAAATTTCTCAGAAATTGCTTGAGCTAATCTTTTAGCATCTTCTACATTCCCTGCTGCATCTGCTTTTCGCAAGGCTTCAAAGTAAGCTTCTTTTTCAGTCATATATTGCTCCTATTATTTATTTAAATATTCTTTTACAAGATCTTCAATAGGCTTAACTTTAGGTTCCGAGGTTTGCTTTTTAGACTTTCCTTTAAGAATACCATCTACATCTAATTCATCACCTGGTTTAAAAAAATCTTTTAACTTCATACCTTTAGGTATAGCTCCACCTAATCTAGCTTTAATTCTATCGTTTCTATCTTTAATAGCTAACATTAAATTTTTAATTCCTTTAATTCTACTCATATTAACGCTTTCTTGTGCCCATACACTAGGTAAAGCTTCATCTAATCTTTTTCTTTCAGCATCACTAACTTGAGCACCAGAAATTTCTTTAATGTATTGAGAACCAAAATCTGTTACAGCTTGTTGAAATGCAGTAAAATTTGGATCTTCACTACCTATCTCTTGTGCTGCCTTTTGCTTTATAGCATCAATTTTCCCAGTAAAACCTGCTGGATTTTTAGATAAAATTTCCTCCATTCGATTTAACTGATGCATTCCTCTGTCAAAAGCTGCTTCTTTTCCCATTTGTTTAGCAATATTTTCTTCTTGTCTATATCCAAATCTTTTATCGCTTCTGGTTTGAATATCTTTCATCTTATCTCTTTCTAATTTTATTCTTCTATCTTGCCTGTCTAAAGATTCTCTTTGATACGGTGTTATTTCTTCTTTTTTAGCTAATTGTTGTTGCTTTAATAAATCTTGTCTATATCCTTTTAAAAGTTCTCCAGTCTTAGCTCCGGCTTCAGGACCAACTAAAATAGATGTTAAAATTTGTGGTCCAAAATACATAAATGCTTCTTTTAATTGGTCCATAGGTTGTTTATTTTGCCCTGTCTTAGCATTATTTTGAATTCGATCTTGCTCACCTGGAACTTTTAATTCATCCTTAACTTTATTTATTGTTTCTTCAGGTACTTGTTTTGAAGCAGGAGATCTATTTACAACTTCATCTACTTGTTGGGTGGGAATTTTTTCTAAAGACATAAGTTCCATAGACATTCCGGGCTTTTCATTCTTTAGTTGCAAACTCTGTAATGGTCCCATTATAGATTTATTTGACTTTTCTTTTTTCATAGATTCCTCATTATTTTTGTACCTTTTTTGTTTTTCAAATAAAGGTAAATTAGGATTTACAATATTAGTAACATCTTGTATAGACTTAGCTCCTTTTTTAGAAATTTCATTTTGCCAATAGTCTAATGTAGTTTTTATATTATAATCTGTATCTTTCCATTTAGAAGGATTTTTTAAAGCTTCTGGAGCATATTTTTTTTTATTTCTTAACCCAGAAAGTTGAAGTAAACCTTGTCCTCTAGCTAAATATCCTTCATTTTCTTTTGTACCTAAATCTTTTCTATTAGAATATACTAAATTAAAAAATTTAACTTTATTTTTTTGTAAATCTTTATATTGTTTTTCAGTTAAATTAGCTTTTCTTAAATTTCTAAAAATAGATTTAGCTCTTTTAAAATCTTTATATATATGTCCTTCTTCAGCTCCTACCTTAAAATTACTTTCAGCTTTGATTGTTTTTAATAAAGAATCTAACTCTTCTCCTACAATTCCCCTGGCTTTTGCTTCTTTAATTAATTTTAATTTAACTTCATTAGCCATTACTAACCCCATATATAAATTTAGTATTAAAAACCATTTTAAAATAATCCTGTCCACCCTAATAAATCTTTCGCAATACCGCCTTTACTTTGTTGAAGTTTAGCTGCTGTAACTGCTGCTTGTGCAGATGTTGATGCACTTCTTTCAGCACTTCCCATTTGTCCAAATCCCATACCTGCTGCCATTTCTATACCTTTCTCTTTTGCAGCTTGTTTTATATCAAATTTTTCTTGTGCCGTAGCAGTATCTTCAAAAGCAGACAAACCTTCTCGTTTGGCTTGTTGTTGTTTTAAAAATAGATCGGTTTCAATATCAGCTCTTTTTGCTAACCCAGCTTGTTGCAAACTTCGCATTTGGGCTACAGCCCCTGCACCTCTTGCACCACCTAATTGAGAACCTAACGCTAAACCTTGTCTTTGTTCTGCAGCTTGCATTTGTTTTAACAATTTGGATCTAAAAGCTTCTTGCTCTTGTGCACCAATTCCTTCTTCCATTTGCTGTCTGCGTCTAGCTAATACATCTTTCATAGATTGCTTTTCACCTAACCTACCTAAGCCATCTCCTAAAATTTCTTTACCAAATTTACGTCCTTCACTAACATCTTTTAACATAGCTTCTCTTTTTTGATCTGATGTCATTTGTTTAGGTGCTAAATGCCCTCCTCTTTCTCCTTGTGCTTTATTTTCAGGCTTACCAAATGCTTGACCATATTTTGCCATATTATAAGCAGCCCCATACAGATTTAATTTAGAAAGAGGTTTTACAACTCTCCCTACACCTCTAACTACTCTTTTAAACCCTTTACCCATTATAAAACTCCTTTAGAGAAATAAAGCATAGAATCATTTTCATTCATACTATAAAACTTAAATCCACACGCTAAAATAGCTTTTACACTAGTTTCAGCTCCTTTTGCTTCTAAAGATGCAGAAGTTATTAATAAATTTTTACCCCATTCTTTAGTTATATTTTCCATATATTTTACAAATTGCCTTCCATTACCTTTTTTTCTATACCCTGGTTTAATATACATATCTACTAAATAAATATGATTATCTTCTTCTTTATATGTTACAAAGCCATAGTCTGTTTCATAATAATGACTATTTTCTCTTTCTAAAATGTAATCAGCATACAATGGTTTTTTCATTTTACCTCATAAAAATTATTGTTAAAGTTACTGCATTGCTTCCGTTATTTTTTAAATATAAATTATTTACATTCCATTCTATAGTATTTGTTGCTGGATCTGAAGGATCTGTTAAACCCTTATCTTTAGTAACTAATCCATTACCTTCCTGAGATGTAATTATATATTGTTTAGGGATGAAAGTCAATTTATTTCGAATAGTTGCAGTATTTCCTGCTGCAATTTCTAAATTTTCCACCTTAAACGCTTCCATATTTTCTTCAATATTTAGCTTCGATAACCCAACAGAAAGTTGTCTGATAAGGTCTTGTAAATCTCGCGCTGTTTCCAAAGAAAATTTCATTCTTTAATCTCCAATCTATATGGAGTAGCTATTTCTAATTCATAACCACTTATTAATACGTTCTCATTTATAGTCTTATTTTCAAAGTTTAAAAGCAAAGATCGCGTTTTTCCCGAAGGCAATTTTGTTTTTAAACCTTGTAATACACTGGAACCCCAAGAAGATGATCCCCATTGTGCAACACCCCAGCCTCCACCAGAAATGCCTGCAAAATCCATACTTATAGTACCAATATCATCTCTTACATAATTTCGCTGTACTTTAACATCTAAAATAAATGAAGATGATTCAAAAGTTTCATCACTATCCATTGCATACATTTTTAATCTTAAAAACTTTTTAGGTACGGTTGGTTCACCTAAAGATTCCCAATTAGTCTTATAAACAAAATTTATTGGGGATGCATGATCTGTATAATCATAGGTAGAACCTGTATCTTGCATTATGTATAATTGAGATTCTATAAGGTTAGCTGAAGAATGTGCAGATCTTGTAGAAAAATATACCTTATTATCTAATAAAGCAATTCCACCAGAACATTCAATATTATTCCATTCTAACCAAGCATTTTTATTTGTATCGTAAGCAAATATTTTTGCACTTGAAGTAGCTAATGCAGTGCCATTACTTATTTCTAATGGAATAGCAAATAACATTACATTTTCTTTAACCCAGTTAAATGACAAAGATTTTTGTTTAGTATATGAGTTTAATTTTTTAAATTCGGGTTGGATTGGGGCGCTAATTTCTTCAGGATAACCACTACTATTATTAATTGAATAAATACCATTTTCGGATAAAAAGAATAAGTTACTTTTATATTCTTGAACAGTAGCATGTGCTTTACACCCAATACCACCTTCTGTGGTTAATAGGTCAATTTTGTATGAAACCCCAGATAATGCTTTAATATCTCCAGATAAAGTATGTATACTATTTTCATGAAAAATATATAAAACATCTTTTAATGGTGCAATTGACGTTATTTTATCACCAAATGAAGATTCAACAATTGCTGCATTATCGTCATCTGGAAAATATTCGCTACCTATTTCTAAAGATGCTGCATTATATGGTAAAGAATACTGTACATTATTAACATTTTCTCGTTGTCCAGCAATAACTAAGCAATCTTGAAATGTTGTAATATATTTACCTTTTGGGGGTAAACTATGTTTTTTTAATGGAGTTGAATAAGAATCATTAAGAGCACTTCCAGAAGGTGCACCAGTAGTATCATCAAAAAATAATGCCCCAGTAGAAACAGAATCTATTTTATAATAAATATCAGAACTTCCTTTTTTATAAATATTAGTTTTAAAATTTGAAGAAGAAGTATAAAAACCTGCAGGCAATGTCCAACTTATTCGAGTAGATAATCCACTACCACTAGGAGTAAAAGCTACTTTTTCAGAAATATCACTTCTAATTGTATTATTTTTTGCATCTTTAAATTCAAACTCTATTTTGTAAGTAGCTAAAGTTGACGCATAAGACCCTAACCCTTGATTAGCACAGGTAGGTGTAGGAGGTTTTGGTAATCCAGCTCTATAATATTTAGAACCATCGTATTTTATTAACTCATCATATCCATTACTTATATATAAGACATTATTTAATTGGGCAAAAGATGCATTTTCTAATTCTACATCTCCTAAAGAATTATTTGTCCAATCTCCTCCAGCACCTTCACAAGCAGCTTGATTAGTATGAGTAGTAGGATTTACAGAACATGTACCAGCATACGCAGAAAAATAATTAGCATCTGTATCTCCCTTAGGTATATCTGACCATTTATTATATTTTAAATTTATATTAGTAATTTCGGTTAAACCTACTGGTTCTAAAAAAGCTGCTGGCAAACTATTTAAACTACTATCTAAAGTAGCAGTAAAATTTGACATATTATCTATTTCATCCTTTAATGTTTCTAAATCATAAGGACTACTTTCAAATCCAGTACCTAAATCTTTTTCTAAAACATATACTCCGTCTAAAAGTACTTTAAATTGAAATGTTTTTAAGGTTGGATCTAAATACATTGTATACCAAGCATTAGATGGACTCCAAGTTCCCCCTGCTCCCTCACATGCACTTTTAGTAGTGTGAGTAGTAGGATCTATAGAACATTCGCCTTTCTCAAAAGTTATATTTAAAAATTTAGAAGTATCTAATTTTTTTAAACCACCACTATCTACACAAATTAATTCTTCTGTGATAGCTCCTGTAGTAGAATTTACATTCTTATAAGATACTAGACCGTGACCACCTTCTTTATTTCCTGCAATACCGTGATAACCCTTTCTTTTACTTATTGCTCCAGAACTTCTGTATACAGCATTTTTAATTTCTGTAGCAAATTCAGAATCCCTATTTAAATCAGAGCTTCGTTTGTCTAAGCCTTTAAAATTACCAAATAATTTTTGTAATCTATGATCTATAGCCATTAAACCATACTCCAATCATCCCAACTAGTTAGTTGAGGTACATATTGAACATCATCGCTAATTAAAGCATAACTATTTACTATTTCTTGCGCAATTCCTTGTAACTCAGTTTGCGCTTCTGCTGAATCTACCGAACTATCTCTTTTAAGTATTTTCCATGCACAGTATGCAATCAAATATCTTTCTACACTTCGCGGTAAATCGCCATGTGTTGTAGTATCTTTTCCACCTACTATATAATGATTAGCTAATATTGAACTATCGTCTATACCTACTGTGTGCGCATCTAATGTCATTAATGTTGAAATAGTGCTTACTATTGGTATATTTTTAACTATAGATTTACCCTCTTTATCTACTACACATGCATAATCATGTTGACTCAAAGAAGATAAATTTGTTGTTAAATTTGCATTATCTAATTCTATTGTCCAAGTTCCTGAGCTTGATACCGTCGCTGCCGTTTTTACTTTAGCTAATCTAATATCTAATTCTCTTACCCTTTGGGCATATGTAATTCTAATTTTTCCACTTCCAGTTGGTTGAGGAGATAATAATATTTTTCCTGACATTCTAATGTAATGCGAAGGAGATCCGTCAACACCTGGATTTCTTTTCTTTAATGTAGCTTCTTCTAAAGAATAATAATCATCTTCAGCCCCTGTTGAGGAATATTCTACATTATGTACTTTATTATCTAAATAAGTGTCTGAAGGTAATGTATAACTTTCTTGACCACTTACTACGTCTTGTATGTCTTCTGCTAAAAATACTTTAGGATGAACACCTAAAATTAAGCCTTGAAGCCTATGTTGAGCATCATTTAAATATTGAATAAATTCTGAATCTTGTATACCAACAAAATCAGAAACATCTTCATTTTCTGTTTGTTTTCTTACTTGACTAATTATATGCTCTAAATTACGCATTATTTCTCCTAACTAAAATATCCTTGAAATGCTTGTCCCATTTGTGCCATTGCTTTTTGTTTTTGTGCCGATGCTGTACTTTGCGCTTGTGCTTTAGCTAATTCAGCTTGAGCCTCTAATTGTTTATTTTTTGCTTTTCTCTGTGCTTCACCTTGGATTGCACCCAAAACCGCGGCTCCTGCTATAATGTATGGGTTTCCTGTCATGGCGGCAGCTTGTAGACCTCCAGAAATTCCACCTCCAGCGGCACTATCTGTTTTCATTCCTGACATTTGTAATCCTAAATTAGCTAATCCAGCCGCTTTAGATCCACCACTTAAATCACTACTTTTTCCCACTTTCGGATCTCTTGCTGCTCTAATTTTAGCTTCTCCAACTCCTTCTGCAACCTCGCCTCCTTTTAAAGTCTCCATTCCACTTTCTTTTGCCTTAAGTGCAGCATATCTTTCCATTTCTGCTATTTCTCCTGGAGTATATTTTCCTCCTTTCTCAAGAAATGTTTTTTGATTTTCTAAATTAAATTTAGCAGAAGCATATCTTTGAGGATCAATTTGAGATTTAGCTTTTTGAATCTGCTTCTTTTTAACAGCTCGCCTTAAAGGAATTTGTATATTTTCTTGCTCGGGAAAACCAAAATCTTTATCCATATTTAAATTTAAGTCATAACTCATTTTTTACTCCAAAAATTCTATACTATAGGTTAATACATCAGAAGCATTTCCATTAACAAGTAATTTAGTAGTGTCTCCAGTATCCCAACTAAATACTGCTAAATCTGTACCTACAAAACTATCTATTAAAGTAGAACCAACTACTCCTTCTAAATCTCCAATTTGATAAGTAGACCCTCTTTTAAGTTTATATTTTAAATGAAAAGCTTCTACTGTGTTTTCAAAATCTACAACTAAATCACTATTACCTGAAGGAGTTATTCCTGCCCCATCATCAGCTAATGTAGTAGGTCCGTATGTTTTTTTATGTTCTATTTGAATAGCATTATCTGCAATTTTTGCTTCAGTTACTGCATTAGTTGCTAATTTTGCAGTAGTTACCCCATCACTAGCCCCAGTAGAATCTTTAATTTTTGCGGTTGTTACAGCATTAGTATTTAGTTTAATTTCGGTTACAGCACTATCAACTATTTCAGCAGTATCTACAGCATTATCTGCCATTTTCGCATTAGTTACTGCATTATCCTTTAAAGCTGCAGTATCTATTTGACTACCCTTTCCTGCAGTATGGTCATGATCTGCAATCTTTTGAAAGGTTTTATTTTTCATATCCTCGTCCCAATTGGTTGCTCCTTTAACCGGAACGACGAGTGGTAAATCCCCTGTTAAATCAATTGTATTTGCCATTATTTATCTCCTATTACCAAATTTCTACTTCTTCATGCATTGATAGTTTTTCTAAAATACAAAATGTGTTTTGATCTCCTAAGTAAAGTATGTCATCAGTTGATGTACGCATGTCTTTAGTTTCAAATTGCACACTATTTCTTCCTGCAGCAATGTCAGCAGCAGTCAATGTAAAGATTTCATTAAATGAATAGGTTGAAGCTTCTCCCCCCTCAATTGAAGTTTTTACAACAAATAAATTTACAGACGGTCCTTTTTTAATTTCTATAAAGGAAGCACCTTGACCTCCCGAGTTTGCATCATTCCGTATTTTAAATTGCCCGCTTAATCTGTATGTACCTTCAGTTAAATATTGAAATATAAAATCTCCATTACCTGTTGTGTTATGGAGCAAAGCTTCAGTTGTAACATCTTGAGCCAAATGTTTTCTTTGCCATTTTGTATATGGAATTGCACTAAGCTGGGGTTTATGGTGTATTTTTGTTACATGAAACCAGTTTTGATCATTAGTTATTCTTTCACAAGTTGCTCCACAATTATTCATTAAGCTTAAAGTTAACTTATCTCCTTTTGAACAATTTAAACTTCTTACTGCGGTTTCTATGACTGTTACATTAATGCCTGACCCAAGATCAATTTTTTCAATTAAACATATTTCCTCTTGCTGAACATCACTACTATTATATCTTCTTAAATAGACAGCGTAAGCTGGAGTTTTTCCAGCAATATCTTCAGAACCTAACTTTATACCCATATCTACTTGATAAACACCATCCATTGGACAGGTATAATAAGTTGCATTAGCCAAATCTGATTGAAACCCTGTAGATGTCCCTGAGAACAAATCATCTGAATCAGTTATTTCAGTAGTAAAACACATGAATGCAGTAAGGGGATGAGCTAAGGTTCCTCCTGATGCCATTTGTCTCATAGCAGGTTGAACACTTTCATTTGGGGTTACTATGTGAGTGTTGGTTGATCCCCAACCCTTAATTGGAACTGTAAATTTTCCATAAATCTTATCACTAGGACCAAGGTTTCCTTCAAAACTATCCCAATTACATATTTCTAATTCTGTATTTGGGCTTCCTCCACCCACAGACTGATCTGCTAATTGAACAAATCCAGGATAAGCACTATTAAATGTAATTACATAATTTCTTGTTATAGTATGTGAATGTGTTGCGTTGCTTTCTGTAGTTACTCCTTCAACTCCTGCCAAATTAGCATTATCCCCCTGAGCAATCCAAAATTTTCCAATTATTCTTTTTTTAGAAGGTGTTAAAATAGGATCAACTTCATAATCATTTTTCCATGGACTGGAAGCAACACTTGTAGGAAGCCCTACTACTGCTGGATCACTTCCCACACCACTATTACCTAAAAGTAATTCAAAAACAACTTCCATTGAATCACCAACTCTTCTCCATCTTCCTTCATGAAGTGCTCCTGAACCTCCAGATGTAGAAGTTGTAGCAGGTTCATATGTTTCCCAACTGGTAATTGTCCCTAAATCTGCCTGGACAAATGGATCTTGACTAAATTCAATATCATCTATGTAAAATACTCCATTTGGTAATGTGGCATTACATTTAAATCCATAATATAAATTGTTCACATTAGAAGGAACGGTAAATGTGTCTACAAACTTTTTTATAGAACTACTATCTTTTAAACTTGAAACCAATATTGGATTTGTAAGCCCACTATCAGTAGCTACAATCACATCTATTTTTTCATCATAAGGAGTCCCGCCTCCCTCATCTTCCGTGTAGTAATAAAAAGAAATGCTGCAAGTTTGTCCTTTTTGTCTTGCATTCAAGTCAATTACTGGAAATACAATTTTATCACCTGTAGTACAGGAATTATCAATTGTAACTTTAAGAGTTTTTTTACTTATCCCAGCATTAAGAATTTCTAATGAGTATTTACCCGAAGTTTCATTAATACTACTAGTTTGTAAGGTTGTAAAGTCTTCCGTGTGAAAAGTATCAAGACTTCCTCCAGCTCCTCCTCCAACTGCTGCAAAACCAGATCCATTATGGACTTTTAAAGATTTTTCAGTACTATTATATACAATAGCACCTTCTTCTAAATTTGTATCAGGATCAGAACCTTGGGTTTCTAGCCGAATACCGCCTCTAAATTTTTTATAATTTTTTACATCTGACATATCTACCTCTTACTCACTCTATAGTGAATTGTAGCTCCTCCACTAGATATTATTTTTATTTTAGGAAAAATAACAGCATCGCTTATTTTAAACAAAGTAGATGAGCCTGTTATCCCAGAAGTATTTGCTCCATAAAAAGTAACTCCATCTGGAGAATGCTCTACAGTAACTCCAGTACCTACTAACAAAATTGAATCAGCATAAGGAGGTAATTCAAAAATCTCATTTTGCTCTAATACTTTACTTTGACTTGCTATCATATATTACTCCTTAAAAAGTTGTATAATGTATTTTTACAGTACATGCTGCTGGACTTGCCGCATTACCTAATTTTATTTTAACATATTGTAAAAGAGAAACTGTTAATACCTTACAAGTACATTCTCCTCCTGGACATTCAAAAGAGATTGCATCTCCATTACTATCTGTAGCTTGTGCCCAATCTACTCCATTTGGAGAATGCCAAAGTTCTACTGTAGCAGTACATCCAGTAGGGCAAATAACTGTAATTATATAATCATTTGCATCAACTGGTAGAGGAGTTTTTAAATACCCACCTTCCCAACTATCTACATAAACTCCTGTTCCTCCTGCAACCACATTGTCAAAAGCCGTTAAATGAAATCCTGAAGCCATTACTTCTTTCTCCTTCTATAGTGAATTGATGCTTCGACTGAAGTTGCAGTTCCCGCGCCTGTCCACTTTATTCTTAAATTTGCTAATTTTGGCGCATTTACTCTAAAAAATTGTAAACCATCTGCGCAAGTAATTTGTACATTTTCTAATGCAAATCCTGATGTACCTTCTGTTGTCCCAGCAGCTACTTCTATACCACCTTCTGCCACCGTATCTACAGCAGTATCCCATGCTGCACTATTTTCATCTGTTGCGTCTCCAGCAGTAATTGAACCGTAAAGTACAGCTAAATCTCTATCTGTTACATTATCAAGTGCTGATTGAACGTCATGTATTGATGTAGAACAATCTCCAGGAGTATCTCCCCATCTATAGTAAACCTGTAAACCTCCACCTACTGCAGAAGCAGACGGCTCTATATAAGAGTTTCCAGTAGGACCAGGATGCCCTATTGACGATGGATTTTTTAAATCATATGGAGAACCTGCATCATTTGCTCCATTTCTTGTATTATCTATTCCATAAATTGTATTTGGTTTCATTGTATTAAATCCACCAGAAGCCCATCCTGTTGACGAAGCAGACCCTAATTGCCAACTATCGTTATGCAAAGAAGTTTCATCAAAACCACCTTGAAATGCGTATTTTGAATTAGTTCCTGCTGCTGTAAATGGATCTCCTGCAGAAAGAAAGAAAGTTCCCCTTAAATCTTCAGTTACATCTGTATATCTAAAATGGTCGTTTACAAAAGTTACTGTAGAAGTTTTTTCTACACAATCTGTAGTAGTCATTTGTTTCCCATCAAAACATACTGCTATGTAGTCATGAGGATTTACTGCAGTACCTGGGGCACCGCCTCTGTATGAAACAATTATATTGTGCCATTCTCCGTCTAAAAGATCAGCACTTGCATTCTCAACCCCTGTTTTGGGATGTAATGGTCTAGTAAATGTTGTATTATATCCTAAAAAGTAATCTGCTGTATCTTCAAATCCGTCAAAACTTAATAAAAATCTACTTGTTTGCTCTCCTGCTGTATCCCAAGTTGCGTCGGTTTTTAATTTTTTGGTAAATGACATTCGCATTCCATTCCCAAAAACGTCATAAGTTGGTATTGGAGCATCATAAATTGAATCTGAAGAAGTTAAATCTACTGAATTGTTAGCAGAACTTCCATTTGCATGTTTTAAAACTCCAGTAAGAGTGTTTGTCGCATGTTCTTGATAACCATTAGCATCATCAGTGTACAACATTTGTTTACAACTTACTTGAGAAGTATATTTTACTCCGTCAGAATCTCCTGAAATTGGTTGATCCCCCATTCTTATATGCATAAGTAGGTCTGAAGTTGCCCAACTTCCTGAAGTCCAACTTGTAGTACTAAAGTCTGTAGGTACACCACTATTATAAAGTTCCGATATTGTAGCTGTTGTGGTCGCAGATCCTGAGCTGTCTAAACCGATGTTAACTTTATGTAAAGAAAATTCGTCAATAGAACATGCTAAATTATTATCGGCATCATTTGAAGAAATTTTCCCAAAATGAAAACCATAGTTACTTGCCGTCTCTGTTGCTGTGTAACCATTTACTGAATTAAAGCGAAAACCAGAAAATAAATTTTGTGGTCCTGAAATCGTTGTACTATAATCACCATTAAAACGAATCCAACCGTGGGTATAAGTTGAAGAGTTGTAAGTTGCTTCTATACCGTCCACGAAAAGTCTTATGTTAACTCTTGGATTTCCAGATTTGTTGGTGTACTGAAATCCAGCGGATGTAGAACCTGAATGCGTTTGACTCATACTTGTGTTGTCATTACAAAGTGCTATGTGGTGCCAGCCGCCATCTTCTAAGTTGATTGAAGAATCTAAATCGTAAGTTGTATGATTATATATTTTAATTTGATATCCACCTGCACTAGTGTCTTTTATTTTGATTCCCTTCTGAGTAGAATACAAACCGCTCCCACCAAATAAATTGTAAAATGCATCATCAGTCAAAGTTTCGTCTATTTTAAACCAAAAACTGATCGTCCAGTTAAAAAAAGACATAGTTCTTTGCCATAAAATACTGTCTTTGAAGTAATGCCCTGAACCACTATCTAAATCTGTGCTTGCTTGACCCCAAGAAAAATACATATAATTTGCAGCAACATTATCTCTTTTGGTAGCTTTGCTATTTCCAGGGTGTTCTGGTATGTTAACTGAACTACCTGTTGAAAATAGGACAGGTGAGTAATCTGTGGAAGTTGGTTGTACGTTACTTTTAATCCACGTAGAAATTGTCCACGGATCATCTTTAGTCATTGTATTATGAAAAATATCATGAGATTGACCCGATAAATTATTTACTTTACCTGTTTTATTTTTTGGATCAGCTATATTTGGTGCAGTCCCTGTACCGACTGCAGTTGTGTCTATATATTTTAAATTTCCCCATCCGCTTCCTCCAGCAGTATGCGAAATTTTTTCTGATTGTACGCTTGAAAAGTTTGCATCGTTTTCATCTGGAGAATGTTCTAAAGTTGCTTTAACGACTCCACTATCTTTACCCGAGCATTTTGTTACTAATATTACGTCTTCCGAATCAGGAGGAAGAACTACAACATCACCTTTTTTGGTAGTTCCACTGTATGCTTGTGATTGTAACAACTGTTTTTTAAAACCTGATGACATACTTTTTATTCCTTTAATATTCTCCCTAAAAACCCCCAGATTTCTCCAGGGGTGCTAGGCAGGGAGAGAACCTAGCTTTTTTAGATTATGCTAAATTAGTTAACACACCATGAAAACAAGGATTAATGTAACACTCTAGGTATCCACCATATCTTGCTTCATAAGCATCAGAATTTGATTTTCTTAAGAAAACCGTTCCATCATCGTCAAACCAACCAAAGTCTGGTCTGTGATAAATGTGAATGTGATTATCATTTAGAAAATAAATTCTATCATCTTCAACAAATCTTTCAGGAAAAATCCCTACTGGACCAGAAGAAGACATAAACTCAATACCAGAAAAACTAATGTCAGCACCAGATTTAGACTTAAGTCCAGATCTAGTTTTAACTTCATATCTTTTTTGGTCTTCAAGTAAATTTAGAATCTTTTCATATTGTTTATATGAACAAATAATAAGATTTGGAGATTTACCACATTGTTTTTCAACACCTAACATCATTTCATTTAAAAGATCAGTTGAAATAGCACTTGCTCCAGCATCTTTTTGCTTAGATTTCCATCTTCTTTTTACAGAAATATTGTATGCAGTTCCTGACGTAGCATCACAAATACCTTTAAGTCCTTGAGGATCTTTGTCTTTAGAATTTTGCATGTAAATATCAGCAGACTGTAAATTACCAGAACCATCTTCAAAATTACCTAAAACTACTTTATCTTTAGATAGAGTAACAGTACTATTATCAGGATCTACAGCAATAACTTCTACTCCAGATATTGTAGTACCAGCTCCAGTAGAAGCAGAAGCATCTACAATAACATCTACAAGATCTCTTTCTTCAAAATTAGATTCTTTCATACTAGCGATAGGCACAACAATATGTCCATCAGAATCAGCAGCTAGTAGAGCAGCTTTTGGATCAGAAGAAGCTACTGCTTCAGAAGTACCTAACTTTCCAGAACCATCATTAAAAAGTGAACGAGAAAGGTTTCTCATAAAAGATTCAACACCTTTTTTAACAACTTCTTTAGTAGCTCTAACAAAAGCACCTTCGTCACTCATAGCAGCTTTGATTGATTCTCTATCAATTTCAACTACAGCATACATTTTTTTAGCTGTAATTTGAGCATCAGAATAAGTTGCTGCATTAGCTGTAGGAAGAGATCCAGAACCAACACCACCACTAAAAGATTGAGGTACTGCAATTGATAATTGTTTACCTGTAAAATTGTAAGATTTTTTAACTCTACCTAATAAAACATTAGCAGAGTTATACACGTTTTCAGAAAGCTTCTCATATTTAATCTTAAATAAGGCAGAAGCATCTGTTAAATTAAAATTAGCCATTGCTAACTCCTTTTATTTAAAGTTTATAGTTCATCAAAAGAAACAAAAGATTGTTTTTCTTTTGACACCTCAGTTACCTGTTTCGGAGCAGCTTGCGCCACCTTTTTTGAAACAGCTTTGGATGCTTGTTTTTTAGAACTTCCATAAACCTCTTGTACAATTTCTAGCAAATCGTTGTCATCAAAAGAAGGGTTCTCTACTACCACTTTTTGAAGGCTTTCAACAATTTGATCGTTATTTACAAGATCGGGATTAACTTGATCTAAAATTGCTTCTGATTTAGAGAAAGCCGCAGAATGTACGTAGTACTCTGCAACTATTTCAGGAGTAATTTCACCATCAAAGTTACCATCCACCAATTCTTGGTAAGCACCTTGAAATTCATCATCCGAGATACTATGAGCTTCCTGAAGTCGTTTTATTTCACTCAAGAGTTCATTTTGTGACTGCTCTTGTTGACGTTTATTCGCTTCAGACTCTTGTTGTTTTTGGAGATAATCATTCTCCTGAGCCAACCGCTCATTTTCAATCTGCTCTGGACTTAATAAAGACATTCTCTCAATTTCTGGAGCTAACTGGTCAAGGAGTTGCCGTTTAAAAGTGTGCGGTTCCATTCCAGAAAACTCTGCAAAATAAGATAATGCACCCATCGCATCATTACTTTTTAATTTTTCTGCAAAATCATTAATATACCCATTAATTAGGTTTATATCTTTATCATATGTAGTTTTATATTCATCAAATTCTTTTTTAGATTCAGAAAATTCTTGAAATTTTTTATCATAACTTACTTTTCCTGAATAATTATTTAATAGTTCTTGAAGAGAAACATCTACATCTTCTCCATCTACTTTATGCTTAAATAAAGTTTCTGCAGCTAATTCCATCTCTTCTTCACCAAATTTACCAAGTAATTTCTTGATTTCTTTAACTTCTTCAGCTTTTTTGCTCTCTTCAATCTTTTCTGCATTAACTTTTTTCTCTTCTGCATTACTTTGTTCTTTAGATTCTGGTTTGTCTTCTTCTCCCTTCTCCTCTGAAACCTTTTTTGCCTCATTTAATAATTCCTTATCTGATCTGTCATCTGTTAAATTATCTAAATCGTCAAAAGACATTAAATTAGCTTTACTTGTATCTGCATCACTAGTAGATACCTCCTCATTAATTTCTTGTACTTGGTTTACTGATTCTTCACTCATTATTTCTCTCCCTTTTTCTTATTTATTGGAAATGGCTCATTATCATCATTTTGTTCTTGTCCAGGCACTACACCAGAAATTTGATCTCCTCTATTAGCTTGACCTTGCACAACAAGTTGCATATGTTCTCTTGAACGAGGTACAAAACCGTTTGGAAAAATTGGAAATAGAGGAAGTTCTGCTAATTTTGCTTCAAATGCTGGATTAGCTCGCGCCTTTTCAATCATAACAAACTCATGTAAAGCAATATGATCTAACACCTTTTCTCTATATTCAGGTGGACACTCTTCTTTAAAAGAACGATTTTGAATTGCTTTAGTATGGGTTTTCCAATGTACTATATGATCTTCATAATCTTGAGGATCAGCTACAGGTTTGCCTGCCATCATATCTTCATTTTCAGATTCGGCAGCTTTAACTGCAGCAGTAATTAATGTATTCATTTTATCACTATTACCTAATTCAAGTAGATCTACCCACCTTTCATTAGATAATAGGTCTGGCTTCATTTGCATTATTTCTACAATACGTTGAATCTTACCAGCTTTACTTTCTGGTAATGCAGATCCAACTTGCATTCTAACATCATAATCTTTACTTAAATTAGCTGAATCAAAATGACGTATAGAATATTTATTATCTTTACCAACTATGCGTAACATTCGTCCGTCGTCTGGTTGGTAGTAGTCTCCCGCTACAGCAATAGTTTTTTTAGCTATATTTTGAATTAATGCATTATGTTTAGCTACATCAGATGTTGCTCTTTCTTGTTCTTGCTCATTTAAAAATTGTAAAGCTACCCCAGCAGTAATACCTGCAGGAGGAGTACCTCTTGAAACGCCTTGGACACCATATATTTGTCCCATTTCGTCTCTTAATGAATTTCTAAATGCATATGCTTCTGGGGGATTAGGGGATGTTTGTAACATTTGTGGTGGAGTTGCACCTTGGTATTGTACAATAGTATTATCATTACCTAAACTTTCAATTTTACAAGCACCTCTAGGCATAACCCATTTTGCATGTCCCATTAAATAAATATTTTTAGCTAATAAAGTTGAAAGGTTATCATGCATACTTTGTATTGGTCTAACCATTTCGTATGCAGAAATACCATTTAATTGTTCAGGTATATCTAAATCAGTTAATCTTTCTAAAGGTAAGTTACCATGAGAATAAGGTAGCTCACTTGCTTCTAAAATTACATCTTTAGTAAAAACTGCAAAATATCCTTGAGGACAATGCTTAGTTTTTTTATGAAAAAATTCATATATAACTGTTTCTTCTTCTAATAAATGCTCTGTTAAATCATTTTCAGAAAAAGCTTTTACATTTGTATCTGATTTTAATTTATCTGCTTTATCAGGATATTCTTTTTTTAAGTCTTCTGTAGATTTAATTTTAACTCTAAAACAATATTCTACATCTTCAAACTTTTTTTGTCTTTGTAAATGAACTCTCCAAGGTACTTCTATATCATATTTAATATCACCAATATATACTGGTTTATTTTTATCTATTTTACCAATTGAATTACCTTCCTCATCTAAAAGATCAAGATCTATTTTACTATCTCTAGCTTTTACATATAAAGGATGTAAGTCACCTTTACTAGAATCCCATTCAATAAAACAATAAGACTCACCAAATATACGAGCTTGTCTTTGCATTTTTTGTAATATAGCGTCCATATCATTGATGTACCACAAATGATTAATTAAATACTTTACGGCTTTTGCCGCATTTTTGTCTTCAAACTCATCATTTGTAGGTAATACATCAACAGCAGGCTTAATTCGCGTCATTTGGGATACGCGAGTTTCAGTCATGTCATATAAATGATTAATGACAAACTTATTAACTCGGTTTATTGTTTGACGATCTGAACGACGAATGTCGCTTCTTTTGGGAACATTTGAAGAACCGCGATAAGCCTCTAAATTTTTTCTATATTTAGCTTGCCTTGATATACCTTGTTTTTCTAAAGTTTCGATTACTTTTGCTAACCATGCGAGAACTTTTTTCTCGTCTTTATCTTTTACAGAATGGAATGGCTTTACATTAATTTTATCTGGGCGATCATCACCTAAGTCATCAAAAAAACTCATTTACACCATCCTATAGATTTCTTCATTCTCTTCTTTACCCTCAACATTGATTTCCTCAATATCTTTTTGGTTTGAGAAATTTGGATCAAGCGTTTGCTCTGCGGGCATAAATTGTACTGTATGTGTTGCTTTTTCCAAACTTTTTGCCAAAATTATGGCATACAGAGACAAGCATATACTAATTGCACTTAAAATGCAACCTAAAATTGAAAAAATATACAACATTACAATAATATTAGGCATTTAATCCTCCCAGGGTAATATATTAAAGGTCCAATCATCGTGTTTCTTTAAAGATTTGTAATCATCTTCCATACTATAGTAACGACGATCTTCATCATTCTTTTGTTTTAAAGTTTCTAATACTTCAATCATGTTATAATTGGCAGCCGCATTTAAATATCGCCAACAATCAATTAAATGGTCATTTTTCTTTGGTATGTTGCCTTTACTATCTTTAACATAGTTTTGCATTTCCCAATTTAGCTTTACACATCTATCAGAAATAGATACAAGATCGTGTATTAACTGATCTTTAATTAAACTTAAACCATGATCTTTTTTATTCATATGTTTGGCAGTAGGCATAAAATAAATGCCGTATTGATGCATAACTTCGGTTGAAAACCAAGCTGCAGCCTCATCATAAACTTTACACCAGTCATCTTCTACGGATGAATGCGGAAAAAGTTCTGCCATTTTTGCGTCTATTCTAGGATAAATTGATCTTACGGTAGTATTTTCTTGATTAACTTCGTAGATTTCGTCCATAATGTAGAGATGCTTTGTATAAGGATTAATGCAACCAAGTAAAACAGCGAAACAAGTAGTTGAGCCAGGATCAGTAATACAGAACCAATCCAATTTTTTGCGATCTCTAGTAATTGCATTTAACAACTCCTTATGTGGCTTTATTTGTTTTTTGTCAAACATGGGGAAAATAGCGTTCCGTCCTCCCACTGCAATTTTTCCAAAATATTCTCGTTCGATGACATCATCTTCACCACGTAACCGTAATTTTTCGATCTCACGGTCAATTTCATCACTGGGTGTAAAAGGGTTATCGTAAGATGAGGCGATAATGTGAAACGCATCACGCCTATCCGAGCATTCTTCTGCGAATTCGAGGTATTGTTCGGCATTTCTATCTCCAGGTTTAGGAGGCGTCCCAATAATTACTAAGGGAGCCTTCCTAACAATACGGTTTGGATTCATTTCGTTATGAAATTGTGTGTGAAAAACTTTAAATTCATCATATACTACAAAATCTGGTGTTAGACCGTTAGCTGCTGCCCAGTTTTCAGAACCAACAATCTTAATAGTAGATCCGTTTTTTAAAGTTAGCCGCGAATCTACGTTTGATACATGTTTAATGTACTTTCTTAAAGGTTCTTCTCCTCCTGGTACAATACGTCCCATGTCATCTCTTTCTCTACCAAATTGTGTAAGCCTACTATTATGCCAAATAATTTCTCTACCGTGCGAAAGTTCGGGTGTAATA